TTTCGGAAACGTGTCAACTTCCGCGTCAAAATGTCAATAAATGGTTGACAGTCACATTGGCGCCAGGATGGCTTGTGGCACGTTTGGCGCGATTGTGGCACGATAGTAGAGCCGAGCGATTCAAAGCTCTTTTATCCTAACTGCTCCCTAACGTGAGGATTGGCACGGCGATTCACAAGCGCAATGAACGGACTAATGCAAACCACGTGCGACAAGCTAGTCCATCGCGTGATTCAAACGGTCGCTTTAAACGCACGATACGAACGGTGGTGATACATTACCGGCGCGCTAAGGTATGGGATGGCAAGCAGGCGATTTAAACGAGCGTTTCATTCCTGGCAAGTGCATGGACTGGGGGGGAGGGGGCTGGAGCTGGAGCGCGGCGGAAAATCCTGAGCGGTAAGGTTGCCAGACAATTTTTTGCCAACGGGGGCTTGACCGATTGGATGTTTTGCCATACATTAAAAACATGCACAAGAGAGGAGACATTAGAGATGACGGTCGAGTGTTTTACAGTAAGAGCAAGGGCTCCATTGGGGGGGAATACTGGATGGAGATGGACCAATTCTTAAGAACATGCGGTCAAGATTATTACGAAAGAATTGTCGCGTATAGAGAATATCTGGCTGAAATGAAAAGAACAAAAGACGCTCGTGCGCTAAAGAAGAGAAAAGATCATATTGAGCGTTACCACAAAACAAAGCACTTGACTGCCGCAAAAAGAAAAGCGTCAAGAGAGAGGTCTTACGCCAAGATGTTGCTTGATCCAACAAGACTAGAGAGACATAAGGCCAAACAAGCTCGCGGTAATAAGCGTTACAAGGAGAAGCAAATGGCAATCAATGCTGAGAAAAAGGACAAGCGAAAAGCGGAGCAAGAAGCACTAAAAAAGATTAAGCAAGATCAAGTTGATGCTAAGCGCGCGGAGAGAGAAAACGCTCACGCAGAAAGAGCATTGGCTAAGTCTTTACGTCCTAAGCGTGTTTTGTTGACAGATGAGCAGCGCAAAGAGAATCAAAGACAAGGAAAGAGGAACTACAAGCATGTGCGGAGGGCAAGGATTAATAATTGTGAGATCAGAGCTAGTCCGAAGGTTGTTGAAGAAGCAGGAAAGAACGCTGGAGATCGATGCTACTATTGCGGAAAGAAGTGCAAGCTAACCTTGGATCACTTTGACCCGTTGTCTAAGGGAGGTGCGCATTGCGTCTCAAACTTTGTATTTGCTTGCTTTTCATGCAATTCCAGAAAGCGTGACCTAGATCCATTTGAGTTTATGGAATCAAATCTGGCGATTAGCTTCTAGTCCAATTTTTAAAAATGCGTAAAGGGGGCCTATACGATATACTTGACAACAATATGATATATGATAGTTTGCGCGTGAGCTGATGCGTGTCGCGTTGGTGATACTTTAATATATTATGGCAAGTCCTGTGAGTTATGATCTTCAAGGCCAAGGTGGAGGCATTGTGCTTTCCACTGCGGCAACTACTTACACTGGCAAGATCCGCTGGATTCAGGTAGTCAATGATGCTGTGTTGGCTACTGTGGCTAGTGCATCTGGGAGTATTTCTGGAGCATCGAGGTTGCAGACCATTACTCTTCCTGCTGGTCTTGGTATTGGAGGTGACTTCAGCCAAGTGATCCTGACATCCGGTGTGGTGATTGTTTACTACGCATAATGTCCCAGTTTGCCCAGAGTGGTAGTGCGTTGGATTCTGCGATTGGCGAGGATGTCGATCGTGGATTCGTGAGTGTGAATCAAAGGCTTCAGTTGAACCAGCTCCAAGAGGGTGAGGTCAGGGAGTCGCTGAATGGGCGCATGGAGGGGTATTGGAAGCCACGGAAGAACGTGGTGAGTAGGACAGGTGCATTGACTACGGGAGGGTCTCCCTTGCAGTTGCCCTTCCTCCTGACTGGAACAAGCGTCTTGATTACGGCAGCGTCAGTTACTTCTGGCGTGGTTACGCTTACAACTGGATCGGCTCACGGACTAGCTCCGGGTGCAACGCTAAACATTGCTGGGATTGGCTACACGACTGGAAGCGATCCTAATGGGGTGTTTACTGCGGCGACGGCTTCGGCATCCACGATTACCTATGCGCTTGCCAGTGGGGCTGGAACATACACTGTTTCTGCCGTTGAGCCAATCTCTGAGGTGATTACCTCAACATCAAAGGCAATCGCCTCGTCATCACTTGCCACCAACGTGGTAACAATTACAATCACTGCTGGGCATGGGTTCGCCATCGGCACTATTGGATACGGACTAATTGCTGGATTGACCTTTACTGGGACAGATCCAAATGGGCTTAGGCTTTTGACTTACGCGTCAGCAACAACCATGACGTTTTCCGTTACGGCTGCAACTACGGCTGTTTCGGGTGCTGGCACGCTGTCTCAAGCTCCGATCAACGACGATGCTGCGGCCAATGTCCGAGCTTCCTGCTTATTCAGCGATCCAAACGATAGCAACAAGGAGTATGTGATTATTGCTCTGGATACTGTCGCCAAGAAGATCGACTTGGATGGTTATGCGATTACGGACATTCCATATCCTGCTGGGGAAGCACTTGGTGCTGACACCGACATGATTCAGGTGTTTGACAAGGTGATGTTGTTCCGTGATGGGCAACAAGCCTTGGAGTGGTATCCAAATGGCAGGCCAATTCTTTCAGCGAGCTCAAATGCCACGGCTAGCCCAAATACTGTTGTCACGGTAAACCTAAGAGAACACGGGCTAGTAGTGGGAACCTCGATTACTGTCTCGGGGCTTACCAGCGGAACGCCCCCCAACGGGACATACGCGGTTGACACGGTAACTGACCAAGACACGTTTACGTTTCTAGCGGCTGGCATATCCACTAGCACGACGTTTGTTGCTACTGTCGCTACGGCCACTGACGGATTCACGTTGTCTCCCGGAGGAGCTTATACCCAGCCACAGACATTTAACATTACGGAAAGATACGTGGATGTGGTCAGCGGACTGGTAACTGCGACAGTAACTGGCAATGTTACGGTTAAGGTCGGAGATGTTATTATTGTTCGTCAAGCAACAACTCCCGATTTTTCCGAAATGGTTGGCAAAGAATATCAAGTTGTAGAGGCAACAACTACCACAATCAAGTGGTATGCGCCAGTCGGAGATTACAATACAAACACTACGGCTGATACATTTGAGTTCGGTGGCAGATTTAGCGTAGGTGGTGGGTTTATGCACCAGCCCGGCGCACCGTGGGGTATCCATTTCCAACGCAGGTTGTGGGTTCCGTTCTATTACGACCAATCCGGGGCGTATGATGACGTAACATACACTAGTCGTAAGATTACTGATGAAATTGCAGTTTCTGACATCTTAGATACCACTACATTTGACCAGATCGAGAACCAATTCCGTGTAAGTGGTGGAACAGCAGACTATGTTGTGGCAATGCACGGTTTCTATGATGATGGACTAGTCGTCCTTAACCGAAATAGCCTTCACCTTGTTAAGGGGACGCTGGGAAGCCTTCTGGACGTTACCGTTAAGGAGCTTACATCTGAGATTGGATGTCTAGCCCGCAAGTCTGTTGTTATGCGTGGCAACGCAATGCTCTTTTTGTCCGACGATGGCGTGTATGGGATTGAGTTCCTTAACGATTACAACCTGCGAGGCACTGAAGAGCCGCTTTCCAAGAACATTCAGCCGTATATCGACCGGATCAACGCTGACTACTCTGACAGAGCAGTGGGAATCTTGTTTGAAAACAGGTATTACCTTGCTGTCCCGCTTGATTCCGTTCCGGGAGCGGGCGATTCCTACGGTAATAACGCGATCTTGGTGTATAACTTCCTAAACAAAGGTTGGGAATCACTAGATACCTTTGGTGATTCTCGGTTTTTGATCAAAGACTTCGTGATTGGTAGTGCTAGCGAGAGGAACAACATCTATGCGGTGACATCCAATGGCGGGTTGCACCAAATTGAAGCGTTCGAAAGCTCCAATGACACTCTAAACGTGGACAACTCTGCGGCTGTTGTGTCCCCAACAATCGATGCGTCTCTTACGACTAGGGGATACGACCTCGGGACAATGGAACGTAAGCGATTTACTGACGCGCAGGTTAATATCCAGTCTCTTCCGGGTCAAAACTCGGAATATGACATTGCATTTGCAGCCGAAGATCCTGACGACGCTCAATCCATAGGCACAACTACTACATTGCTTGGTGGATTGCTTACCCCTAGCACGGCAACTGAAGCTGAAACAGCAAGCATCCGGTGTAGGTTGGGTGGCATCAGGGGCTTCACAGGAACAATGATCTTGACAAGAACTATCGGATCACCCAAGGTCAACTCAGTAAAGGTAGCTGGTTCAGTCACCAACAGACAAATCATTTCACAGAGATAAAGTATGGGAGCAATTGATACAAGTTACACCTTCACGGCTACTGACGTAATCACTAGCACGAAGATGAACAACATCCTCAATCAAAGCGTGATTGACCCTACGGCGGTTTTTAATAATACCCTTGATGTTGCTAGCGGTAAACTACTTGTTAAAGCTGGCGGGATTACATCGAATGAGCTTGCAGCAAACGCAGTTACCACAACGGCGATTCTCGATGCCAATGTTACTACTGCAAAGATCGCGGATCTAAATGTGACAACTGCTAAAATTGCAGATTCTAATGTTACCACAGCAAAGATTCTTGATGCCAATGTTACTGCATCAAAACTTAACGGAGCACAAACTGGAGCACCACCTATTTATGGAGTAAGAGCTTGGGGTAGATTTGATGGAACTGGCTCAAGCCCTATTTCTCCTATTTATGTCGGAAATATTGCATCAGTTACTAGAACAAGCACTGGGGTTTTCGTAGTTTTATTTACAACTCCAATGACTGATGCAAACTATTCAGTTGTAGTGTCTGGAAATAATCCTATTCAAACAAATAATCAAGCCTATTCAACCGCGCTGTTATCTAGTATAACTGTTAATGGATTTACAATTTCATTTGCGGCAACTTCTGCAAATCCATCAATTGTTTGTTTTCAAGTTATTAGTTAAGTGAATCAACATTTAGCAAAAGCAATACAAATATATGGCGAAGACTTTCACAAACTTTTGTATTGGCACTTATGCTTTGGTGTTGTCATTTCTGACGCTGAATGCTTCGCCTTATGCTTCTACTCGCGAGAGGAAACGCCAGATCAAGCCTGTGAAGTTCACAATTCCAACACACTCTTTGTCACCATGTGCGTTGGTAACATGCGAAAATCTCTTGGAAAGTTCCTCAATGACTTTGAATACATCGCATTCCAGCGTGAATTTAAGAATTCTTCTCGGATAAGAGTGTATAACATGCAACAATTTTACTCAAAACTCAAATAATACAAGAATATGGGAAGCTCTCCTAAGATGAAAAAGCCAAAAGACCCGTTGGATCTGGCGGGTCAACAATCAGGCAAGATGCTTGGTTATTATGGTGCCGAAGTTCCCAAGTGGTTACAACTTCAAGAGCAACTTGGCCCACAACTCATGGCCCAGATGTTTGGGCAGACTGGTCAATTCCTTGGTGGCGTAGGTGGACAACCCGGACTAGAGGCGTTGCAGCTTTCAACCGGACAACAGGCTGGACAAACATTGGGGCAGCTTCGCGCAGGTGAACTTGGTCAAATGACCGGACAAACGGGTCTTGCCCGAGGATTGATGGATGCCATCTCCCCAGAACAAGCTGCGGTTGTTCAAGGATTCGCGTCTGAAGCAGAACGAGCTAGCGCGGCGGCTCAACGAGTCACGCCACAAGAACAGCGAGGATACGAACAACAATCACGCGAGGGATTCCAAGCCGCAGGCAGGCTTGGTGGCAACCGCAGCATCGTCAGTGAGGCGATGGGCCGTGAAGACGTTCTAGCTCGTAAGCGGGCTGAAGCCGCACAGGCAGGTGGCCGATCCTACGATGCCGCGCAAGGGTTCTACACGCAGCCTGGCCTGAGTCTATTAAGCCAAGTCCCACAATCCTATCAAGCTGGACAACAAACCCTTCAAACGGCATTGTCAATGGGGCCTGAGTCTTCCGGTCAATTTGATTATAATGCTCCGCTTGGATTCGCCCAGCAACGCGCCTCGTCACTAGACGCTTATGAGAAAGCGAAGTATGAAGCCGCCCAACAAAAAAGAGCGCAAACGATTGGGTTGATCACAAAAGGAATTGGACTTGCCGCTGCACCGTTCACGGGTGGTTTGTCGGCTGGACTTGGACTTTCAGGACTTGCGGGTGGTGCTGCTGGAGCTACCGGGCTTAGCGGTCTGGGACTTTCCGCTGGAATGGGACTAAGTAACCTCTTTGGCGGGATTCCAAAAGCAACTCCAATTTATTAAATTATGGCACTTATCGGAGGAAACATAGGATTCACAGGGTATCAGCAACCAGACTATTCTGGAGCGGTTCAAGCGGCTGGGTTGCCAATGCAGGCTATCGGTCAAGGAATCCAACAAGCGCATGATTACTTCAAGCAACAAGGCGAAAAGAAAAAGCTGATTAAGAAAAGCGACATTCAAATTGATGCCGCTTTGAAGCTGTTTCCTGATTTGGCTCCAACACTGCAAGATGTGCGCGATCAAATCAAGGATGAGAATGTATCTCTGGATGAGCGGGCTGGTATCGCTGAGTCAGTTGCTGGACTCATAAACATGGGAACGAATCAGATGAAGTCTATGGCTGAGTTTGGTATAAAGAAAAGGCAACTTGACATTGAAGAAAAGCAAGGAATCCAATCTGCATTGATAAAGCGAGCCGAATTGCAAGCTGGTGCTGAAGCCGAATTAAGAAAGCCTCCAGTAATGGTTGAGCTTCCAGTTCCCGGTGGTAAACAAACTTACAAATGGGACCCGGAAACAAAGTCATTAGTTGTGCCAACTGTTCCAGTCATGCAGGGATCTGAAGGAAGTATTCCAATGGATATCCCCACCACAACTGGAGAAATGATTCCGGCAAACGAGGGAGTGATTTCTCAAGACGGAAAGAAAGTTGATTATCTTGGGCAAACTTACGATGTCCTTCAGGATTCTGTTTTGACACCAACTGATGCCCAAGTTGCTGCAATTAAGTCGGGACTATCTGTAGGAGAATCAGTAATCCCAGTTACTCGCGCTGCCGGAATTCAAGCAGCGGGGTTATTGGGCAAAAAACCCACATCTATTGGATTTCTTCCTGCTGAAAAAGAAGCGAAAGGAGAAGTTGTTACACAAGAAGAAGCTAATAGGCGGACGGCATCTGGTCTGTCCGTTACGGCAACTCCGGTCGGCGAAGGGATGGTTCGCATTACGTCTCAGACAGGTTCTCCAAAACCATCTCCAGTAATAGAATCTCCAGAGTCCAAACTTCAAACACAACGACTTCTTGAGCTTGATAAGTCTCTTGGATCATTAAGAGAAGCCGGAACAGTCGCATCCCTTGATGTTGAACCACTAAAAGAAATCACAAAACTTTTAGATACAAACGTCAGAACCGGATTCGGAAGAGAAACATTGATGCAAGCCCAAAGAATTCTTGGACAAGACGTGTCAAGTGAAGAAGAGTTTCAAGCGCGTGTCGGGGCGGAAGCAATGAAAAATATTGCTCTCACAAAAGGTGCGATTAGCGACAGGGAAATGGATTACTTCAAAACTGTATTGTCTCCCAATATGGGCAAGACAACAGAAGGTAACAAGAAGA